TCTGATGGTAACGCAGCAAATGAAGATGTTAAAATATCAGTTTTAAATGTTCAACCAGATAATAAAACATTTGACTTAGTAGTTAGAAAATTCAATGACACTGATGCTAACCCATTCGTTGTTCAGAAATTCTCATCAATTAATTTAGATAATACTACTTCAGGATATTTAGGAAGAAAAGTTGGTACAGTAGACGGTGAGTATCCGTTGAGGAGTAAATTCATAATGATTGAATTTTATGACTCTAATGATCCTGATTTGGGTAATCACTTCCCCGCTGGTTTTGAGGGAGTTCTTAATAGAACATATATTGGTAATAGAACTGGTTTACCACCTAAGATTGAATATAAAACTCAATACAATGACTTTAACACAAATAAATTAAGAAAAGTTTATTTAGGTTTAAATAGTGAGATAGGTGTCGATCAAGACTTCTTTGACTATAAAGGTAAAAATGCAGTTAACAGTGGTGAATATACAGGTAAAACTGATGGATTCCACTTAGATGTTAACGCAAATGGTGCTACAGTAGACTTAGGTGTTAATAGTTATGTACCTACATTACAAGTCGGTATTTCAGCGTTCACAACAGACTTAAGTTTAGTTGGTGGTCCTTATGAGAAATTAGCAGCTAGAAAATTCACATTAACACCTTTCGGTGGATGGGATGGATGGGATGAGTATAGAACCACAAGAACTAACACAGATGCATATACTAAAACTGGATCTAAAGGTTCTATAGGTTTAACTAACGGAACATTCACATCATTTATAACTAGTGAAGGTGATAATGGAATAACATCTGACTTCTACGCATACTTAAACGGTATATATACATTCAATAATCCTGAAGCAGTAAACATCAACGTTTTTGCAACACCAGGAATTGACCTTAGGGACAATATAAGTTTGATTGAAAATGCGGTTGATATGGTTGAGGTAGACAGAGCGGATTCATTATACGTTATGACTACACCTGATACAGATGTAGATGGGGTAACATTAACTCCTGAGGAGGCAATTAACTTAGTAGAAGACTCTGGTATAGATTCTAACTACTCCGCCACTTATTGGCCTTGGGTTCAAATGAATGATACTGAAAATAACAGATACGTTTGGTTACCACCAACAGTGGAGGTTATGAGAAACATCGCACTTACTGATAACATTGCGTTCCCTTGGTTCGCAGCAGCAGGTTTAAATAGAGGTACAACAAACGCAGTTAAAGCGAGAGTAAAACTTAAATTAGATGATAGAGATAATCTTTATGAAGGAAGAATTAACCCAATGGCAACATTCTCAGATGTAGGTGTTGTAATATTTGGTAACAAAACTCTTCAAGTTAGAGAAAGTGCACTTAACAGAATTAACGTTAGAAGATTATTGTTACAAGCAAGAAAACTTATATCCGCAGTTTCTATCAGATTGTTATTTGAACAAAATGATGAGGTAGTAAGAAACCAATTCTTAAGTTTAGTTAACCCAATCTTAGATAATATTAGAAAAGAAAGAGGTTTAACAGACTTTAGAGTAGTGTTGGATGATACACCAGAATCTATTGATAGAAATGAGTTGAATGGTAGAATCTTCGTTAAACCAACAAGATCTTTAGAGTACATCTCAATAGAGTTCAATATCACAAATACTGGAGCAAGTTTTGACGATATCTAATAAAAATAAGGGAGTTACAAACTCCCTTATTTCTTTAAATTAAAAATTAAAAAAATGGGAATGAAAATTAAAAAAAACGGAAAAATTATTAGTTTATCTGAGAGTGATTTAAAAAGAATTACTATGAAACTACTTAAAGAACAAGATGCAAATGAATCAGAAACTGTAGAAAAAACAACAGGTTTAGATGTAGAATTAGATGCGATTGACGAAGATGATCCAGATCCAACCAAATTAGAAAAGATACTAGTAAAAATAGATAACTTTTTGAGAACAGGAGATTTACCTAAAGATTTACAAAGGTTTAAAAGAAAAATTAAAAAAATGTTTACTAAACACGGTGATCCTAAAAAACATAAAAATTTAAGTACTCAATGTCCTAAATGGTAATAATGAAATAAAAAAATAAAAAAATGGGAATGAAAATTAAAAAAAACGGAAAAATTATTAGTTTATCTGAGAGTGATTTGAAAAGAATAACAAGTGTTGTCTTAATAGAAGATACTAAAGGTGATACAGGAAAAATAGAAGATAGAGAAAGATTTACACTTAGTGATGTTGCGTCAGGAGCATGTGGGAAAAGTGGGAAATGGGAAATCAACAACGGTTCATTAATATTAACCGATTGTAATATTGATGGTTTTATGGTAGACGCAAGTATTGTGTCCTGTAAAGATGAAAATTAGAAAAAAAAAGACTTTTATTTTTTAAAGTTACAAATAAATTATTTTTTAAAACCCGTCAACCGATGGGTTTTTTTATTTTTACAAATATTTATATAATATGAATATTAAAATTACTGAATCACAGTACAAAATTTTAAAGGAGACTAAGAAGAAGGTATATTCTTTTGACTGGGATGATAATATTCTTAATATGCCAACAAGAATACATTTAGATTATAGTATAAATGGTTTAATGTGGGCACCAGTATCAGTTTCTACTGAACAATTTAGAAGTATCAGACATAAATTAGGTACAGAGTTTAGATATCTTAACGATGACATAAAACAATCCTTTAAAGATTTTAGAGATTATGACGCATTTGTAAGAGATGTGAAAGAGGCTTTAAATTATAGAAGTTATGGACCTAGTTTTAATAAGTTTAAAGAGGCTTTAATTAGTGGTAGTGACTTCTCAATAATTACTGCCAGATCTAATTCACCACAGGCAATAAAAGACGGTATTAAGATACTAATCGAAAAGACAATCAGTTGGGATGATAAAAAAGAAATGGAAAAAAATCTAAATGGATTATCTATAGATGAGTATTTAAATTTACAAGATTACCATCCAGTTTCTTCTGAAGAGTTTTTAAATAAATTTGATTTAAATATAAGTGGTACAAATCCTGAAAAAGGTAAGGAGATTGCCTTTAGAAGTTTTGTAGAAAAGGTGGTTAAACAAATTGGAGATATTAAAAATAATTCTGAGTTTGAGGGGATTAGTGTGGGATTTAGTGACGATGATGAAGGTAATGTTAAAATAATAGAAAAATTAATAGAGGATGAATTACAAAAATTATATCCTGAAATAAATTTCATTATATACGATACATCGGATCCTAAAAACCCTAAAAAGAAAAGAATAATTATAAAAAAATAATTTTTTTCAAAAACACAATATTTATATATTAAATAATACAACTAATAAAAAAAATTAAAAAAAAATTAAGATGGCTGATTTATTAATGAGAATGCCTGTTCCTTACGAACCGCTAAGAAAGAATAGGTTTATTTTGAGATTTCCAGATGAATTGGGAATTCAAGAATGGTGGGTATCTACAACTAGCCGACCAAAATATACAAGTGCTGAGGTAGAGATACCTTTTTTAAATACTTCTACATATGTAATAGGTAGATTTAACTGGGAATCAATTTCCGTAACGTTTAGAGATCCAATTGGACCTTCTGCAACACAAGCGTTAATGGAGTGGGTTCGTTTACACTCTGAATCAGTAACAGGTAGACAAGGTTATGCTGCAGGTTACAAAAAGGATGTTGAATTAGAGATGTTGGATCCAACTGGTGTTGTTGTCCAAAAATGGATTCTTCAAAGTTGTCAATTAAATGATGTTGACTTTGGTGGATTAGATTACTCTTCTTCAGATTTGGCGGATATCACTGCAACACTTAGATTTGACAGAGCGATAAACGTATTCTAATACAGTTTATTAACATATTTACAAAATCCTTATCGTATATATATTATATGGTAAGGATTTTTTGTTTATACCCACCTTTTTTATAAATCCTTAATATTTATATAAAAACAAAAAAATGAAAAGATATACAAATACTTTAAATGAAGAGATTGAAAGAATGAAGTCTCTTTTTACCGAAGAGAGAATGTTTGGTAATTTAATAACCGAAGATGTTAATGGTGATCCTATTGCTTCTTATACTGAGATATTAACATCAAACGATTTTAGTACTGCCGATGCAAAGGCAACAGAACCAACCTATAGTAGAGAATTTAAACCTTATAACATCGTTAAAATCAAACAAAAATTAACGAGCACTGATGGAGAGGAGTTGTTTGAAGACGATTTTGAATTTAATAGGGCTTCATTAAAATTCTCAATTAAATTAAAAGAAAACGCTCAGAAAGTAGTCGATACTTGGTCAGGTTATATTGAATTTAATTATACAGATAATAAAGATAAACCAGCCACATTAACTATTCAGTCAGGTGACGGATTTACGTTAGATTCTAATAAGGCAAATGGTAAGGGTGCGGACGCATTTAAAACTCAGTTTGCTGAGGCAGTAAAATCAGAGTGGTTTAATTCAAAGTCAGGAACTAATCCTGAGTTTTCTACAAAAAAAGACGCAGGTGATGTTAAACAACAAAGAAAAGACGATGTTAATGCAACCAGAAAAGAAATTAACAGGAGTAAAGATGAGTGTAGAGATTTCGTAAAGGATATGTACAAACAAGTTAGACAAGGTAAAACCAAAGAAGAATTCCAAAAAGAAGATATACAAGGTGTACAGTTTTGTATGAATTCTTTTTATACGACATTTGAAAAGGAGGGTTTATTTAGAAAGGGTGATGAGATACGAATAATGTATAAAACATTAGGAATTAGACCAACCGAAAAAATGATAGAACTTGGTGCGGGTAAAGATGATGAAGAAATTACTGGTGACACATTTGACGATGCAAAGGCAGAAGCGGGTGTAGAAGGAGAAAGATATGTAGTTAAAGATCAAAATGGTACTAAAGTTGCAATTGTTAGAAAGGTTGGGGCGAACAAATTTAATTTCCGTTCCAAAGTGAATATTCCTTTAGTTGATAAA